CTTACACAGCCTCAGGATTTCTCCTTCACAGGCACGATGCCTCAACGCACTTCCTTCACACCAAGACAGTATAGTAAACCCAACCTATACTGTCAACCCTCGTAAGCAAGTTCACCTTTTAGTTGAGCAATCTTGGCAGTTGCAAAGCACTCTACACAAGTCCAAAAGGTTTCCCCACTAACCATATTCTCACCACAGAAATGGGATGCACAATCTTCAAGAATGCCATTCAGTTCATTCAGTTGGTCACGATTGATTTGCATGGTGGGTACTGTCTTGCTTACCCATCCATCATAGCATCAGGAGCAGCACTCTGCAAGTTTCGTGGACAGTTCCTCAACTGTCTGTTTGAGAGTGTTGATTTGTTCTTGTTGTTCTTTGACTGCTTCAATCAAAAGGGCAGTAAGATTTTCATATCTAATGCTCTTTAAGGTTTGTCCTTCTACAATCTCATCTACCACAACTTCTGGAACAACTTTTTCTACTTCCTGTGCAATCAATCCAATCTGTCTTGATTCATTATCTGCTTTTAAAGGAACTACATCTTCTCTCCAATCAAAGCGAACACCACTTAATTCTAAAACTTTTTCAAGACCATCTTGAATAGGTTCTACATTCTTCTTTGCATTTTCATCAGAACATGGTGCAGTACAAACTGCTGTATTGTTTTGAAGTAATTGTGTTGAATTAATAGGAGTTGTTTGAATTAATTGAGGAGAACTGAATGCCATTTGCACTGAAGCAGCATTTGAAGTTGGTTCTGCTTTTACTTGTCCACCAACTTGAGTTTTAAATCCAAGCAGTGACATAATTCCTAATTGACTTTTAGCACCTATACCATTATAAAGTCCAAGTTGATTGTGAAGTCCTTGAAAGTTTGATACACCCCAGTTTTGTAATGAGAATGGTAGTGTTGGGTCTATAGATTGCCAAATATCTACAGCAGATATTGGTGGTAATGCTGCTGTCCCTACTTGGATTGATTCTGCATCTATTCTGGTAAATTTTGCCATATTAGTAATTAAACATGTTAAGTGCGCTGATTATCACTGAGTTTAATAAAGTTTGAGGGACTAATGATGCTGTAGGTTCCACACAAGAAAATCCAGCATCAGTAAACATTCTTATGGGACCAGGAGAACGAAATAACATTCTTGTTCTGGCACCAATCCCTACAACTGAACCATCAACTTTAATAGTATTATTCGCATACAACTCCATATTTTGACCTGATCTAATAATAAAAGGAGTATCACTACCAGTTGATTCAAATTTAATTGACCTTGCTGATATAGTTACTTCTCCATCAGCACTCAAACGAATGTTTTTTGCCTTGATGGCAAGTCCCTCTTTTGCATTACTTGCAATATTATCTGCTTGTTTTGCAGTAGATTGACTTTGGATTTCAAACCCACCATCTTTAAACAGTTTAATTGATGCATCAGATGCAGAATGAAGTTCAATCTGTCTTGTTCTTACAGTTTCTTTATCTTCACCTATGAAGATTGTTCCATAATCACCATCATTAATTACATAACCCTTAGGGGGATGTTTATAAACCATGATCTTCAGCGCACAATACTACTTTCTTAATCTTCAATGGATCAGTTCCTATTCCAACTGGTTTGACTGGATTAAATGTTAAAACAGGTTGTATAATAGCACCTTCACCATCAGGGCTATTTATTTCCAGTTGTGGGAAAACCTTAATGGCACTTCCTGGATTGATAATATTAGCACCAGTAATTCTTCCAAAGGAATCAACAACTGGATAAATTTCTATATCATTCAATGGACATGCTTCGTCAACAATTCTATCTCCAGATGTATATCCAATTCCAGGTTTAATAATATTGACAGCAGTGATGCTACCAACAACTTCTTGCCCACTTGAATCTATCAATGGAGTTGTACATGGATCATCTGTGCTTCCAGTATATGTTGTAGAGTTGAGGTATCCATATCCAGGATTATCAATTTGAACTTTGGAAACTTGTCCATTTTCAACATAAACTGTTCCACTTGCTCCTGCACCATTTCCACAAGGGTCATCAAAGGAAATATAAGGTGCTCCTGAATACCCTAATCCAAAGTTAGTCATATTGACACCAGCAACTTGACCTATTGCATCAACAACTGCAAGTCCAGCAGCACCAACGCCTCCACCACCAAAGAATGTGACTGTTGGAAGACCACATTCAAGGCTTGTCACATCACATCCCTGACCAAGACCTGCTAACTCTGGAGGAAGTGCATCATCTCCTTTTCCTGCATTATTAAGACCTAACCATTCTCTTGCTGCTTTTTTTGCATTTTGCAATCCTTTTCTTGGATAATTAACAACATTATTAATACCTTCAATTGTTTCTGGTGGAATAAATCCTTTATTCATTTCATAATCATAGTGTGCCTTACACTCTGCACTTTCACAACTTAAGAAATTGAGTGCTGCATTTGCATAATTAAGTGCCTGAGAAACATAGGAACTGATTGGACCAATAACACTTGTCAAATCTCCAAGAATACCACTAAGTGCTTCTGATATTTGTGATGTAATATTAGATAAAACACTTCCAAGAAAAGATTCAGCAGCACATAAAGGAACGCTAATAACTTTATCTACAATTTCTAATAAAAATTTAGTTATAAATTCTGCAATTCCTTTAATAATCTTATTAAAAGCACACCAAATACTATCCACAAGTTTATCCATAGCAAGTTCTTCAAAAAGTTTAATATCTTTAGGAAGAAGTTTATCAAGTTTTCCTTTTAAGTATTTGTATAGTCTTTTATTAATTTTATCTCTAATAAAAGTACAATACTCATGAAACAAATCAGTAATAATTTGCCCTGTTTCTTGTACAAGTGCAGGTAAATCTGCTACTGCATTTGTAACTGTATTAACAATACCAACTGTCTGATTGATTGTATTTAATGTTTTTATAAAATCTCTTAGTGCTCTTACAAGACGACCATAAGTTGTGTTTGAATTTTTACAAGTTGGAGGTATTGAAATTACTTGTCTATTAGTTGGAGCTCCAATATTTGTTGCTTCTGTTCCTTGTGACTTTTTATTGTCTGTTCCAATTCCTGCTGTAGGATTTGGAATTCCAGTTGCAGATTTGTTAGGAATTTTACCAGTTTTAGAATCTTTAAGAAGAGGATTTATTGGTTTTCTACTTGGTATGAACCCATCAAAATTGTCAGTTCCTTTATCAAATGTATTTGAGTAATCAATATCATATCCAGAAAATAGTGCTCCTATGATGACTGGTTGCTGTCCATTATCACCATCCATAAAGAAACCAATTACAGTTTCTCCCCCATCAATATTAGCATTCATTCCAGTGCCTTTACTTCCAGCACCCAAATGTAAAGGCACTAAAACATGTGCCCAAGGAAGGTCAGATTCATCAATAACATTTTTAGAACCAGGGTGGTGTCCAATAATTCTTACCTTGGCTTTATATCCACCCTTCTCTGTTGAGACATATTGAGATACTCTTCCTATGAACCATCTAAAAGATTCTTTACCTAAAAAGTTAGGACTGATTAGGGACTGTTCAAGCATCATAGGTCGTATACCTTACACTCCAAAGCATTAGGATTCTCATCACAATATAATTCCAGTGCAGTAGGATCATGCTCATCCTCTGGATGATTAGATTGATACTTTTCTAATGATTCCAACTCTTCCTCTACATGTCTACGTCTTTGAGATGAAATCATGGGATCAACTAATTCATCTCTATCCTTTTGAATGTGGTCATTAATGCTCTTCATTCTGGTGGCTCCCCATAGGAATCTCTAATTAATTTAAGTCCTGTATAACCTTGACTTTGTTCAAACAAATGTGACAGTTCTTTAATCAAATAATACCCAGATTTTTGTCTATCTTTGGTTCCTTTTTCACTATCAGATTTACTAATCAAACCAAAGTTCAATTCAATTACATCACCAACTGTTAGATTTAAGTTTAAAGGAACAGTGACATTTAAACTTTGAGAGAATGCCAGATTATATCTGGATAATGATGCTGCTTGATACAGAGCTGTATTATCCTTATTTATTGCTGATTTTGTATCATCTTTATCAGCAGGATCTGCATTAAAATTATCAAGAATTCTTACCATAACTCTCGATGGTGTTTTTTCAAGACCCAAAGGAACTGGTGGTGCTACATTTGCAGTAGAGGCATGGTTCATCAACTTATAACTTTCTTTTAATGCATAATCATATGCATAAAACTTCCTATCATTAATATCAAAGAAATAATTTCTACTTGAATACATACCAATTCTTAAATTTTCCATCACATTTACATTTTTTTCAAAGACAGGAATTGATACTATGTTGAAATTGTTTTCAGGAGTTGCTGCATCATCAGTTCTACCTTTATAAACATATTTTACTATTTCTTTTTTATCTGCTGTGCTTGGTTTAAATCCTGCCATCAAAGTATCCATACTTCTAAAATTAAATCCATTTTTGTTTTGATAAAAAAGAAATCCTGCTGTTCCTGCTTGTGGTGTAGATTGTGATTTGACTGGTATAGATTTTGGACACAACCAAGTCAATACAGTAAAAGGTCTTTTTGTATTTCCATAAAAAACATATTCATTTGAAGTTGCTTCTATGTTTTCTTGCTTATAATTATTTGTTTTTAATACATCCTTCAAAATGCCAAATACACTGCCACTGATATTACCTTTGTATTTTTTATTAACTCTTGAAGTTTCATTTTGAAATACTTCAGCAGGACACAACTCTACAACCAGTGCTTCTCTTGTAGATTCTGTTGTTGATGCATAAACTTTGTAGATATAATAAGTATTTTTTTCCTCATCAAGTTTAATTAATTGACCTGTTGCTGGTTGTTCTATTTCTAAACTAACTCTTTCTCCACCTTTAATGCCAGGTTGCATTCCAGACTTTTTATTAGTCAGAGTTGTCAGAATACCATCAGTATTGACAAGTAATATAGACACAAAAATTGCTGGTGAAAACAAATCCTCATAATACTGTATGGAAGAAACACATTGAGTCACATCAATTACAGAAGAACCATCATAAGATTCAATCAAGAATTGTTTGATTTTATAATTAAGATATGATTCCATTAGGCTACAGTATTGAGAAGAACTCTCTTATAGAAACTATTTAACAAGTCTTGTTCAGATGGACCAGACATCATCATTCCTCCTGATCCACCTTGCATCATTTGTTGCATCTGTTGTGGGATTGGAACTGCAACAGGAATGACTTGATCTTGTGGTCTTTCATAAGATGCATATTGAGAAATAGATCTTGAAGGTCTTAATTGAGTTCTTGGTGCTGATGTTTGAACTGGTCTTCCATCAATATTAAATCCTCCAGCACCAATTGATATCCCAGGTGTGGAAGTTCTTGGTTGTTGAAACACTGGTGATAAGGCAACACCAAATCCACCTTGACCTGGAACTTCAGATGAACTAGAACTTTGCTGCTGAGCTCTTTCTTTTGTTAATGGAGTTGATATTTTATTTTTAACTGCTCTCATATGAGGTAATGGATCAGTGTATCTGCCATTATTAGAGATTCCAAAATGAAGGTGAGTGTTACCTCCTACAGGATATAATTTTGCAATCTGTTGACCCCCATAAACAACTTCTCCAACACGAACCATAGGGGTAGTATGATAATAAAGTGTTCTTAATCCCTCACCATGATCAACTTCAACATATCCATTATATCCATTTGATACTGCTGCTACAACTTTTCCAGTTTTGTATGCAGCAACTGGAGCATCTAATGCTCCCTGCCAATGAGTCATATCTAAACCTTCATGAGATCTTGTTCCCCCATCTCTAGGTGCTCCAAATCCTTGACTGGCACTAACTCTCCCTTGTGTTCCTACATCACCTCCAGGTAGCGGGAAGAATGTATCTCCAGATATTGGACCATCATATCCTGCATCAGGAGCAACTTGAGTTGGAGCTGGCATTGGAGGTTCATCAAATTCACCTTCAGCAGTAATTTTAAATCCTTTAGAAATTTGTTCAAATTTGTTCACTACTCTTTCATACCTATCTAAAGATTTTCCAAAAGTTAAAGTTCCACCTTCTTTCTTATCTACTAATTTTTTTTGCTCTTCTGTTTGTTGCTGTAACCTATCCTGTTGTGGTTTATTTTTTGCTGCTTCCTTTTCACTGGAACCACTCAAATCACGAACAAGATTAGTCACATCTAATGCAAATGATGCTATGGAAAGTAATCCTGCTATAGGTAATCCAATACCTGTTGCAGCAGATGCAGCAGCAAGTGCATCTAAAGTTGCTGATGTTCCTGCTATTGCTGCTCCTGTTCTATCTCCTTCTTGTGCTCGCATGGTTGCATCAATAGCACCAACTGCAGCACCAACTCCAGGAATAATTGCTTTACCAAATCTTCCAAATGCCTTTCCAACTCTTGAGGAATTTGCACCATACTTTGCAGTTTCTTCTACTCCACCACGAGAAAACATTCCCATAGGAGAAATAAATCCTCTACGAACTAATCTTGCTCTATCCCCTATGTTTGCTTGTCCTTGTATAAATCTTGCTTGAGATGCATTTACCCTACTGATTGATCCAGATGATAATGGTTTTGCTACAGGTGTTACTCCTGGTTTTGAAATTCCACCTCTTGCTAAACTAAAACCACTCTTGACTAATCCAGGTCCAAAAAATATTCCTGCTGCTACTAATGCTGGTCCAAGTGCTCCTAATATATCTCCCTTTGCACCTTTTGATAAAGCATTAAATGCTGCTAATGCACCAATACTTTTTAATGGATCAGATCCAGCAGTAAAGAAACTACCAGCAAACTTTTTAATCTCTGGAAGTTTTATCTTTACTCTTTGTTTCTTTAAAAATCTTTTGTCATTTTGTTTTTGAATTGAATCTAATCTTTTCTTATACCTGTTTAGAACTGTTAATTGTGTCTTCTTTTGATATGCACCACTCTCAAAAGTTTTTCTTAACTTAGTAGAAGTTTTTTTAATTTCCTCAGCAGACTGTGCAAGACTACTAATCTTAGTAATCTTTGGAGTTATATTGACTTTAGGTTTATTTAAAACAGGTGGTTCCATTTATCAAACAATCTGATAAGTTAATTTTGAATATAATGCCAAGAAGTTTTCAGGATA